CGGCTCTTCCCATTGAGTAAGTACTCACGTTTAGATTACTCCAAACGCCACCCTCGGTCATCGCTGACCATAGGTGAGACAACTAGCACGCCACTTAGCGTACTATGTCCGTCCAGCCTCGTTTCAGCCTTGTCACACGAGACAGTGACCTGTCAGGAACCGAACTATGCCCTGTCCTCTCTAAAGAGGTTAGGGACTCGAGCACGTGATTCCAATCACGAACTGGCGCTTCAGAGCACCAGTACTCAAGTTCGTACGTCGGGGAGACAAACTTCTGATAGTCGCGATGCCAATAGGCATCGCGCCAAACCAGATAGTCTCTATTAGTGTATTCGGTCAAAGCGCCAGCATCAGGATTGTTCGAATAGAACAACTGAAGCTTAAAACGCTTACCTAGGTACTCTCGAACGTACTCGTACAACTCGGTTGCTGCGGAATCGTAACCAGCTAGGCGTAAACGCTTAGCAAGCTCCGACATCGACAGCAAGTCTGACGTGTTTCGGACATCCGGCGCACATTTCCAACGAACCGGTGTAACGTTGACGCCTTTAAAAGCGTCAACACCACATGATTCGCGAAAATGCGATCTCCAGAAGCTTTTGCTTCTGTTAACCACCAACCCAAATGACTCAAGATCGTCAATGACGAACTGAGCCATCTTAGTCGGGACCAGTATGTCGTCCCCGAATACATATACAGAATCGGGTTTATGAAACCCGTGATACTGCAATGATGCTACACAAATAGCCCAGAACACTAAACTCTGGACAGGAAACGTAGTTGCGTTCCCCATCGGAGCGTAGCTATGAATATCGTCCATAACAGGAGCATTCGCTCCTACCTTAAACGAATATTTCTGAGCTCTACAACACCCGAACTTACGGTAGTACGGTCCGAACAGGACCTGTACCAACGTTTCCGATAGACGATCGGACGCCTCCTTCATGTCCAGGGTCGCATACAAGCGATATTTACTGGATAGGAGAGCAATCCGACCATTCACAGTCTGGTCATCGAAGTGGATATGGCCTCTCGGCCACGGTCCCCAACTATGACGCACTCGTTCAATAGCCCTCTCTAGGGCACGACGCAGTCCTTGCTGAGCCCAAATGGCTTCAGCAGGGTGAACGCATATTAGGCGAGGCCCTCGGCTGTCCTTCGGGACAGCAATGAGCTTCGCTTCAATTTGTTCTTCGCTGCATAGGTCAGGTATCTGACTGACATGTTCCCGATTTGATCGGAGACAGTAATAATCAGAGACTGGCCAGACGCACTCAATGCTATGGTACCATTTGCTCCACCGCTCCTTAGGAGTGGTCGAAGCGCCTGGACCGTGAGACGGACTAAAGTCCGCGTCACGCATGGCATAAAGTACGCTTTGAACGTGTTTTCTGACCGAGTTAAGAAGTATTGGCGATGCTTTGGAAAAAGCGTTACCAACGTTTCGAACTTGGTCATTAGTGACTTGGAACTGTTTGATGGTTTCATTAACTGTGATGTTGTTATGCGGAACATAGGCTTTGTAGCAGAATAGTAGCACCTGTCTTAGAAGTCTTAACATCTTAGCGTCCGAAAAGGACGCGGAAGCAAGACGACGCAACTGAATGGGAAACAAGGACAAATCGACACTCGTCGATCCCTCGATGCAACCCAGGATGTGCTTCTCTAGCTTTGGCGCCTCGTTAAGACACCATTGCAAATCATACACTGACCCTCGTATTTCTACGAAACCAGATATACGACTTACGTCTGCTAGCAGGCAACGATATGTGTGTTCTATAACATGCATGTCTGATGGAGATCCACTTACCTGATCTGTAGTCGAGCCCGTGAAGGGCGCTATGCATCAACTCGTCAATAAATGACGCTAACAGCTAATAAGAGTTACATCTTAACGTCTGGTGAACAGTTTTAATACTGTATTCCAAACGAAACGGATGATGATTGGACCTAGAACATCAACCCAAGTGGGTAGGTGCTCTCCGTCCTTTCTCAAAACTCCCTTAAGCTGACGTCGAAGCATTCCAGCCTTAAGCTGGTTCTTATCCATCTGCTGCGGTTCCATGAATTAGAGCAGTAACAAAGTTACTTCTCGTTGTTCAGGACGTCCGCAATCAGATCCGCATTGGCCACGGCTGCCTTGAAGGTAGCTACGATCGCTGTCATATCGCCGCTGACCGCAAGTTGCGGGACAGCAACGACGAAGTACGCCGAGACAGTATAAAACTGCCCCGACGTAGCATCGACATTGATACGATCGACCCGTCCTGTGTAACGCCGACCGGGAACTTTTGTTTCCGAATCGGTGTAATCTTGGGACTTAATGGTCAGGATGTCCGGGAGATTAATCCCCCGGGCAGTTGAGCGGCGCTCCGATCCGTCCTTTTCATCAAAGGACTTTTCGAAGACGATGGAATTAAACGTGAGATCAGCGTTCATGGATGTTATGGGTTAATACTCTAACAACTATTTCAATACGAGTCGCGCACTGTGGGCCTTATATAGGCTTTGTGCGATCAAGGCCGCAGTTACTGCAGCTTGATTCTTTCCGAAACGCCCATTTAATGTCGGTATAATACCAGCATTAGACGGGAGACTACGCTCGTAGGACCGAATCTCTTCTTCGGCTGCCAACTTATCAAATAAGAGCCCGTGGCTAGCGCAAGTGCGATAGCCTTGTAGGAACATTTGATTCGTAACAGCATAAGAGATACTCTTAGTAAGCGACATGACACGATAGGGATTATACCCTACAATGGTGTCCACTTCTCGGAGTACAGATCGAACGTCTAGGAACCAGTCAGCAACAAACGAGAAAGGTATAACCTCCCAAGCTAGGCTAGCAGGCGACGTCGAAAACCGCTTCATTAAGAAATCGAGCTTCTGAAAAACAGGAGTTCGGTAACTTTGAGTCGGCTCGAGAACCATGACATATCGCAACGTTGGCTTACCTGTTAAGAATCCTTGATAGGACGCAGACCAGGCAGTAACAGCGTTTTTGACATTTATAACAACCGGAGCCTTCGAGTAGACCATGCTCACCGGGATTACCCGGCTTACACGGATTCTCTTACCTTCGGTATACAACTTGAACTGGCGATTCATATCAGGTCCAAACTTGGCGCAAGCGCCAAGGTCGGACATAATAGGGCCAATCCCAAACTTCCAAGCTAGGTAGCTTGAGGAGCTGGTAGCAATCAGCGTTCGCAGCTTACGCCAATTCTGCTTCATTAGAGGCAGATACGACGCAATACTGTTTAATGCTGGTAGAGCTTGATTGGCTTCAACGATATTGAGGAGCACATCAGCTTTAGGCTGAGTCCCTCTTTCATATATATCGTTAATAATAACTGATTCGTTAGTTGCAGGCAGTGTCAACGACCAACCATCAGGTAACGCTCCTACGGCACTTGGGTTAAACGAAGGGAAGTAATTAGTCGTATATACTTTTGTATAATGACTAAGCTCCCCATCATTGCCCGTTCCATAGGTAACGTCGCCATACGGCGAGTCTGCAGGACTAGCACTACCACTGAGGGGATAAATCACCCTTTTGCGGTATTTGTGCTGTACAGGATTAACACGATCGCGGCCAACATCGTCGGTAATGCGCTCATCCTCTATAGATAGAGGAAAAGACGCGTATCCGCCGGTGCTGTCGTTGAACGTGGTAACAGTTCCATTACACTGCACCAAGCGACACCCGGTTAGGGGGCCGCTAGGCACAGCAGGATATGTGGAGTTAACAGTGCTTTGTGATCTTGTTCTCATCTGAGTTTCGGACCCTACG